GCCCACACCCAGGCAACGGACTCGACGGTGTTGGTGGATGTGACGCGCTGCAAGCCCATTGCGATCACGAACTGGTCGAGCTGCCAGCCCTCGCCCTCGGCGTTGAGCAGCCGTTGGATGGCGTTTCTGAGCCGGTCGGCTGGCGTGATCATTTGAGCTTGACGGCAAGCTGGGTTAGGGGGTCGAACCGTCGCGGCCATTGCCGCAGTAGGTGCAGCGCGATGTAGGCGATGGTGGCGTTGGTGAGGAACGGATGCCTGACCCGATACCTATCGACTGCCTCAGACAAAAGCTGTCCGGGCGGGCATGCCGCTTCGTACGAGACGATTCCGGCGGCCAGGGCAGCCCAGGCGTAGTCGGCATGCTTCATGATGGTTCCTCACACAGATCTGACGATGCTGAGGCGTTCTGGTTCGATACTGATGCGGCTGTAGGCCAAGCATTCGGTGCAGCGGCGCATTGAGTAGCTCATGATGTTGGCGATGTAGCGGCGTGGTATCGGCTTGGTGTCGTGGCCGCAGCGATGACACACGGTCATGGAGTCGACGCCGTCGACGAATAGTGCCGGCGGATTCGGCTGGTATCTGCGAACCCAATCCAGCAGTCCTTGCGTTGCTAGGACGTCAGAAGAGCAGTAGGCCACCAGCCGCTCGCGGTCCTCGATTGATTTCTCGGTGACGGCGCGCTCCATCGCTTGGCGGTCATACCGGTCAGTCTTAGCGGGCAGTCCAACAATTTGACAGAAGGCATCGAGGCTCTTGAATGGTGCTCCGCCCTTAAAGACTTTTCGCAGGATCTTGAGTGTGTCGATGGTTTTTATCGGTGGCAGCGGTGGCAGGCCGCCCTCGATGTAAAGGTCGCCGGACAGCCACGGGATGTCTGCGCCGTCGACATGGTGGCCGCAGATGATGTCGGCTTGGCTCATCAGCCTGTGCACGTTCTTGAGGAATCGTTTACGGCCGCCGGGATCCCACTCGGCCAGCTGGATTACGTCCGGGCTGTCGTACCATTTCGCGCAAACGATCGTCGTGCGCGGGTGGCGCTTGACGGTCTCGTAGTGAACGTATCTGTTTTTCAGGTCACCGCGGTCCCAGTAATACTGCTCGGTGATTCCTGGCAGCCGCTCGACATCAAGAATCAGGATCTTGTTGCGGACGCCGTCGCGCATCTCGACCAGCCGATCGGCCAGGCTCACGCGAGCGGCTCGTGATGGCGTATGTGATCCCGAAATGGTGTGCTCGACAGCTTGAGCGGATTATCGGGATCGTTAAAGCACGCCTGCCAGAGCTGCGCGATGGACTTGCCGTCGGTGATCCAGTTGTCAAATGCTCGGCGATCGGTTTGGTCGAGCGTGTCGAGCCATTTGCAAGTGACGCAGCCTTGGTTGGAGCGCTTTGGTTGCACTGAGTTGAGTTGATCGGACAAGGACATCGGAGTGGTGCTCCTTTGTTCTAGCTGGCGAAACGGCCAAGTTTGCGGTTGACCTCGTCGCGAAGTTCTGCGATCTGGTCACGACGACGGTTCTCTGCGTCGTCAAGGTCGCGGCGAATGGCCGTGACATCTTTTGCGAGCGCGTCAAGGGACGCGATCACACGGTCGAGGTCGTCGCGCAGTGGCGGCGATGAAGTTCCGTGGCCATTGACTACTTGCGCTTTGATCTCCTGTATCCCTTTGTGGTTTTTTCGGGCGGCCATCCAGCCAGGGATGATGGCCAAAGCGATGACAACAATGCCGACCCACAGGTTCGCGACGATATCGAGCCACGAGTCGACGTTGATCGGTGTCATCAGTTGGTGTAGCTGGCTTGCAGGGTTTGCGCGGCGGGAACCGGTGCCTCGACGACGACGGTCGTGCCGGCGGTGTTGCGGTCCAGGCTCATCAAGATTGAGAGGATGGCGGCCGAGCTGGCCAACGCCAGCACGTTTTTGATGTCTGCGGAGAACAGGTTGGTGGTGCCGACGCCGACGACGGCGATGGCGGTTTGCGCGAAGGTGCGAATGGCGCGAACGAGTACGCCGCCCTCGCCGAACCAAAACGTTTTAGTGAGCATGTTGTTCTCCTATGCGGCGAGGTGGTCGATGGCGGGGCGAGGGTCATAGTTGATGTGCGGGCCGGTTTGGGCTCCGAAGAACAGGCCGGCATCCATGATGGCGCGCAGCATGCCGATCAGCTCGGCGGGCTTGCCCGTGCCGAGCTCTAGCACCTGGGCGAGCAGACTGTCCGGGCCTTGCAGAATCCTGGCGCCCATCACAATTTTGTAGATCGCGGTTTTGTTCTCGCCGCTGTCGCCCTCAACGTCGGAGTACAGGTCGCCTTTGTGGGCGTAGTCCCGCCACCATGACGGTGTGTCCACCATCAGTTGATCGGCAATGCCGTGCGACGACATTGGGGCGGGATCCGCGCCCGGATCAGCCCACACGCGGCCCTGCTCGCGCATCGGGTTACCGAAGGTGACGGCTTTCAGGATGCTGCCGCGCGCCCAATGCAGTCGACCATTATCTGGGGCGATGTCCTGCATCCATGTTTCGGATGTGACGATCGCGCCCTGGCTGTAGCCGATCATCGCTGCGCCGTATTTAATGATTCGGTCGCGGTGCAGATCAAATTGTCGGCGCAGCTCGGCGCGTCCGTCTTGCACTGACGGGTTCATGGGTACGACGGCGGCCGGGTAGCCGATCGGCTGCCATTTGTATTTCCATTCAACGGCGCGCGCGGTGTCGGCGTCGGGGCCAACCCACCACGGAACCCCGGTGCCGCAGACCGTGAACAGGACTGGTCTGGTGTCGGCGGCCGGCGGCTTCACAATGTAGCCGCTGGCCAGCTTCGTGGCGTAGTCGATGATTCCGTTGGGTTTCTTCAGCTTGCCCTGCGCCGTGTAGGCGGTTTGCATCGCATAGACGGCCGTGAACGTTGCGTCATCAAATGCGGGCGTATCGGCGAGAGTTTTCGCGTACGAGAACTTGGCGCGCATGAACGCCTTAAATTTCTGGATTTCGTCGGAGCTGTCGCCGAGTCCCCAGCCCACCCACGCGCCCGCGATCTTCATCGGTTCTTGACCTTCTGTAGGTCGTACCAGATCGCTTCGAAGAGTTGTCGGTCGGTCCAGTCGCGCGGGTATTGCGGGACAGTGGTTTTCGTTGCGGCTTGTTTGAAGTCGCCGCGCTGGGCTTTGGCGACCTCGCTGCGGAACCAGTTCATATCAAGGTTGCCGGGATCCCATTTGCCTTGGCGGGCGCCTGCATATTCTTTGTGCGCGATGACGCGGTCGCTGCCGTATCCCAATTTGTTCAGGATGGCAGCGACGGTGTCGCGCATAGAAATGATTTCCGGGTCGGGCCACCGTTCGCGAGTTTGAGTGGCTGCGGTAATGGACAGGTCGCGCGGCCAGGCGCACTCAATGCCGATCAGCACTTGGTTGCCGCCGTCGGTGGGGATGCCGGGCCATGAGCCTGCCCCGGCGTGCCAGCACACCCCGGCGGCGACGATGGTGACGGTGCCGTCCTGGGCGATGTGCAGATTGGAGAGCGGGCCGTCGAGGTCGGGTCGGCCGACACGAATGGACATGGCGTCGGCGGCGGCGTTGCCGGTGTGGTGCACCATGACACCCCAGATCGGGCCGAAGTCGCCGTGCCCGAATGACTGCCAATCCGGTAGTGCTTTCAGTTTGTTGCCGAGCGCGGGCCGCAAAACATCGTCAAGCCAGACGGGATCTCCGGTCCATCCCACTGCGGTCTCCTTCGGTAGCGGTATTGGTTCCGATTGGCGGGTGTGAACGTGATCGGTGTGATCGGCGTAGTCGCCTTGGTAGTAGGCGGTGGTGCTGACGTTGTCGCCGCCGGCCACACCGACACGGCTACCCGTCTCAGGGTTTTGGAAAATAACTTGCTCAAAATAGGTGCGGTAGTTGAGGCAGTAGTCGGCGAACGCCTGCATTTTGTTGACCGGTCCAGCCCAGTCGATGCCCCGGTTTAGCCGGTTCGGGTTAGGTGCGAAACCGACTTCGGCGCGCTCCGATTCCTGATGCCCCGGATAGGTGCTTGCCTGTAGGCCAAACGCCTGGGCGAGCTGATACACCCACGGCGGGAATCCTGCGGCCCCGTAGGTGATGTTGGTGCCGGCGGGCAGCCCGTAGCTCATAGCCACCAGTAACTGAACGTGGCAGCGGTGATCGCCGCCACGGCACAATAGATTGCGAGGGCGGTGATCGTGTCGGCAATCATGTCCAGTCAGGCCAGTACGAGTCGTCGCACAGTGTGTTGACGGCTGCGACGATGAACCCAATCCAGAACACGACACCGACGGCGGCGGCCATGGCGATCAGTTTCACGGCAGCAAAACGCC